ATGCCAAACGAATTACTATTTAGATCCAGACGATTTTTTAGATTGGGTATATAGTAAATTTAAATTTGTACAATACAATCCCAGAAAGGCAGTAAACAGAGCAGGATTAAGTATCACCAGTTTAGACGGTGGACTTAGTGGCATACCAGATTTAGATAGTTTAAGGGAATACAATCAGGAAAATAATACAGATTATAACGAAAAAGATTTTAAAACAAGGACTCCGGTTGCTGATTATCCACCATTAAAAGAAATACTAGACGTTTTTGGAGATAGTATTTTTAGAACACATATACTAAGACTAGATCCAGGAGGTTATTTTCCTCCACATAGAGATCATAATATACCGTTTGTAGATAGTTTTAGATTAATTGTTCCTTTACAATATGTAGATCCGCCTTATTTTAATTTTGTTATGGACGGAGAGATTACACACTGGAATACTGGCTTTGTTTACTTTACAGATACAACTAAATCACATTATTTGTTTAATGCTGGAGACTTGCAGAGTTACTGGATAGTAATAAATGTTGAAACAAGTGTGGAAAATGTACAAAAAGTTTTAAACAATCTTTCAGTAAGAGTATAAGATCAGATAAATAGACGTATGAACATTAAATTAGTGGCAGAAAAAACTTTTAACTTGCTTAAAGGATTCGGTTTTGAAGTAAGCAGTTATAATAAAGAAGGCGATTTAGTTATTGATCCTATGGAAGCAACTCGTTTTGCTTGTGAATCTCCTAACATTTTGGTCAGAATAGACCCTAATGATAAACATCTAAGTTTAAAAACAGGTACACCAGGAGAGGCTATAGAAAAAATTAGGCCTATGTTGAAAGAACTAGCACAAGATTATTTGTTAGATTTTGACTATTCTGTATTTGATAAGCAGATTAAACCAAAAGGTGAAAAAGTAGATGTTGCTAAAAAGAGTAAAGAGGAAATTCAAATGTCAGAAGATATGAATATTTTAAAAAAACTTGCAGGTCTAGAAGTAGATCAAGTTTCAGAAAATCCAGAACAGCAAGAGTTAGATTTAGACGGAACAGAGGCTATACTAAAAGTATTAAAAGTTAAAGTTGGTCATTTTATGCCTGACTTTAAAGCTCAGTTTTTAAAAGCATGGAGAGCAGAACAAGCCAAACCAACAGTACCTGCAGAAGGTCCTAGTGTAACGGCGGCGGCTATCCAAATGACCCAGGCTTTTAATAATGCAAGACTGTTACAAATGAAACAAGATACTATTGACCCTGCATTTACTTCAGATGTACCTAGTGATTACGAAGATGGACGACCTGGTGTAAGTAGAGAAAGCCTAGAACAAGATTTAGACGAAGCAATAGAATTAGCAATATCATTATCAGAAAAACTTGAAACAATTAATGGAATGTTAGTACACACAGATGGTTCACCAATGAGCCAAGCAGAATGGAATCATAACAGAATGCAGGAACCAGGTGCAGAAAATTACTCACCAGAGGAAAATGCAAAACACTATAAAACTTATTTAGACAGAGTTGCTAGAAATAAACCATCTATAATGGCACAAAAAGAAAGTGTATCAGAAGCAAGTTTAGGCAAAATGACTGGTAGCAGAAAGTCCAGTTATCAGCCATTAGCAGATAGTGTAAAAATTATTGTAAGGCATAACAAAGACGTAAACGAAGAAGTACGTGGTGCCAGAAGCAGAAACATCCACAGTATCCTAATACAACGTGGAGAAGAAAAATTTAAGATGGCAGAAAACAGTTTGCCAGCCGCAAGAGCAATGGCAAGACATTTGCACAATGGCGGTGAAACTTTTGATGAAATAGGTGAAGCAATCACTGATATGTCTAAAGAGTTTGGAAAACTAAAAGAGTTTGTTAGTTATGTAAGGAAAGCAAACCTGGTTAACGAAACAAACGAAGAATTTGTGTCATTAGCAATAGAAAATATTAATAATATCAAAACAACATTTAAAAGATTAAGTGGTGTTAAGTCATATGCAAATGCAGTAGAATCAGTTATTAATTACAATAACGTAGAGTTATTACAAGACGACTTAGACTTAGAAAGCAAGTTTACAGAAACGCATTTTGATGACAAGGTTGCAAATGTAATGGACAGCCTTAAAGCAATGACTAGCAGAAGAAACAGTTTTGAAAGTAAAATTACAAAAGCAATTGAGTTAGAATCATTTGCTGGTGTTAAAGATATGTTAGCAGAAGATGACTTAATGGAGTTTGAAACACTCAATCAACAATTAGGACATAAAGTTAGCAGTTTAGGTAATTCAGCAAAAGACGAAACCCTAAGCAATTATTTACATGGCATTAGTAGTAAACTAAATGCTGGTGGACAACTTAACCAATTCGAGTATGGTGCAGTTAAAAGTTGTTTACTAAGTGCAGGTCAGCACAATGTACAAAGTGCTCCTATGACAGCATCAGAGTCATATGAAGCATTTATGGACCGTTTTGTAGACTAGAATACTAGTTTATAGATAAATAAATTTGTTGGAAAGGTAAAATAATTTAATTTTCCAATAGTTGTAAAAAAGTACTTGACTTTTTTGCATCAAGGCATTATAATAAAAAAACAGTTGTACCCTAAACACAGAAGGTACGACGAAACATGGCATAACAGGAGACAAACATGGCATCATTACAAGAAATAAGAGCTAAACTACAATCAATGGAATCCAAACCAGGCAGTAGTTCCCCAGCTCAAGGCGATAAAGCAATATACCCCTTTTGGAACATCGATGAAGGAACAAGTACCGTTTTAAGGTTCTTGCCTGACTCAGATCCAAACAACACGTTCTTTTGGGTAGAACGACAAATGATCAGATTAACATTCCCAGGAATTGTTGGAGGCGATCAAAAGCCAACAACAGTACAAGTTCCTTGTATGGAAATGTTCTCTGGTGAAACATGTCCAGTACTAACTGAGGTTAGACCTTGGTTTAAAGATCCTTCATTAGAGGATATGGGACGAAAATATTGGAAAAAAAGAAGTTACATCTTCCAAGGATTTGTTAATGAAAATCCACTAAATGAAGAGACTCCAGAAAATCCAGTAAGACGTTTTGTAATTGGACCACAAATATTTAACATTATAAAATCAGCACTCATGGATCCTGATATGGAAAACCTTCCAACAGACTATGTAGCAGGTACTGATTTTAGATTGGCTAAAACAACAAAAGGACAGTATGCAGATTACAGTACTTCTAAATGGGCAAGAAAAGAAACTGCTCTAACAGAAGAACAATTAGCGGCTATTGACACACATGGTTTACATAACCTAAATGACTTCCTTCCTTCAAAGCCAACACCTGAAGGTGTACAGGCGATTGCAGAAATGTTTGAAGCAAGTGTAAATGGAGAGCTGTATGATCCAGCAAGATGGGGACAGTTTTACAAACCCTATGGACTTGATGTTGGAACACAAACACAGGCAACTGTGGCTCCAGCTCAAACTGTACCAGCAACTGCAACAGAGAGTGTGGCTCCTGTGAGTGCACCAGCACCAGCAGTAGCAGAAGTAACTGCACCAGCAGTAGAAACTACACCAGCACCAGTGGCTGAAACAGTAGCAACTGCTCCAGCAGAAGCAAGTGGAGATGCAGGTAAGAAGTCAGCAGATGACATTCTTAATATGATTCGTAACAGACAATCAAGTTAAGGAGATATCATGCAAAAACCTTTTGACTTAACAAAGTTCAGAACTGGATTGACAAAAAGCATATCTGGTATCAGTGCAGGATTTCATGACCCTAGGGATTGGATCAGTACTGGTAACAAAACATTAGACTACCTAATAAGTGGGGACTTCCAAGGAGGTATCCCACTAGGTAAAGTTAGTGTGTTTGCAGGTGAATCAGGTTCTGGTAAATCGTTTATATGTTCTGGAAACATTGTAAAAAATGCACAAGATAAAGGATGTCAAGTAGTATTATTTGACTCTGAAAATGCATTAGATGAGCAATGGCTACAGGCATTAGATGTAGACACTTCTCCAGAAAAATTACTGAGAGTAAGTGTTTCAATGATTGATGACGTTGCCAAAGCAATATCTGAATTTATGAAAGACTACAAAGCAAATTATGGAGATCTCGAATACGATGATATGCCAAAACTTGTTTTTGTAGTAGATAGTTTAGGTATGCTTTTAACTCCTACAGACGTTGATCAATTCAACAAAGGTGATATGAAAGGCGATATGGGTCGTAAACCAAAGGCATTGGCCTCTCTGGTTAGGAATACGGTAAACCAAATCGCCCCTTTCCCTATTGCCTTAGTGGCAACTAACCATACTTATGCATCACAAGATATGTTTGACCCAGATGATAAAATATCAGGCGGTCAAGGATTTATATATGCATCGAGTATTGTGGTAGCAATTAAAAAACTTAAACTAAAAGAAGATGCTGACGGAAACAAAGTTTCTACAGTACAAGGTATAAGAGCCGCATGTAAAGTTATGAAGTCAAGATACAGCAAACCTTTTGAAGGTGTGCAAATTAAGATTCCATATGAAAGCGGAATGGATCCATATAGTGGTATGTTAGAAATGTTAGAATCCAAAGGCATTGTGGAAAAAGTCGGAAATAAACTGTCTTACATATCTCCTGTAACTGGTGAAGAAATAAAAGAGTTCAGAAAAGCCTGGACTAATGACAAACTTCAACTAATTATAGATGAGTGGGGACAAAATCCTAAAGTACAAGATGTAGCAGACGATATTGACCCTGAAGATCTAGAACCAGATATGGAGGATTATACAGATGAGTCCTGAAACAGCACTACTATTAGACACCTGGGACACGATTAAATCGTTTATTCCAGCAAAGGAAAGACTACATGTGGCAGAAGAACTTGTTAGAACTTTTGAAGATAACGTAAGTATATCAGAAGCAGAAGATCATATTAATGAATTCGATCAAGTTATGAAAGCCGCATTAGTTAGTCATTTTGATATCGGACTTGACGACGAAGACGATGAGGATTGGGATTAATTTATGGCAACCCATTATAATAATATTGTTAAGGACCTAAGTAATATCGTTCCAGCGATTGAATATTACGATAAAGAACTTAATGATGCAAGATGGGAAGTTAAGATTAAAGGGAGTTTGGAGAAAGCCTCCTCCTCCCTTCCTGGTCTCACAGAGTTTCGCTTCAATCAACTACAAGAGATTGAAGCAATACTCGAACATTTAAATATAGAACTTCGCAGAGAACGTTCTAAAGTATTTAGAAAATATTTAGAAAATTATAACAGAACTTTAAGTAGCAGAGACGCAGATAAATTTGTTGATGGTGAACAAAGTGTTATAGATTTAACTCATTTAGTTAATCAATTCAGTCTTTTAAGAAACAAATACTTGGGAATAATGAAAGGTCTTGATACAAAGCAATGGCAAATTGGTCACATCACAAGACTTAGAACAGCAGGTATGGAAGACATAGTAATTGATTAATGGCCAGAACATTTACATACGACTTAATCCAGTGCGAAGAAAGAACTTGGCATAGTTGGGAAAATTTCACAGAAACATTAACACAAGACTTTCAGTCCTATAGGCAATCAAATCCTGATGAGCCAGTAAAAATAATTTTTAGTTATACATGTGAAGGCACAATGTGGCTTGTTGACGGTAGTCACTTTTATAAAGCAATACATGATTTCGGTAAAAAGTATAATGTAAAATTAAGCGATATAACATACAAAGGATCAAACGAAAAAATACAAGACAGTTACGACAATTGGCACAGATTGTATTCAGACACTTCAGACAAAATTAATGTAGTGAGCGAATGCTTTGGATTGTACTTATATAGAAGAAATAGCGGTTATCATGACAAACTTATATACACAAAAGAAGCACCTACACACCTAAGAAGTAAAAAATATAATTGCCTAAATGCAAATATGTTACCACACAGATTAATGTTTATGTTGGCAATGCAAGTAAATGGTTTGATAGATACGGAAAATACTTATACAAGTTTCCATGCCTATCCAGAACTATTAAATCCTAGTCCTGAAGATCCTATCCTTAAACATGACAAATGGGCCAGCATACTTACACCAGAATTTAAATCTCAATTACCAATAC